GGCTACACAGGCCGATACGATGAACATCGCTTCCTCTCGAGCAAACTTACCGGCCTTATGAGGCCCGCCTCATCTGGCGGCGTTACGCTAACCGGTACACTCGCCTCATGGCACCTCTCGGAAGACTTTGCATCACTTCCGGCGCTGGGCGCCACTTTCATTGAATCAAATACCGGCGTCCCTCTCGACCGCGCAATAGCGATCCCAACGGAACCGCACATGATCGCCGACTTCTACCACAACATAAAAGCGGCTCGTCCGCTGCCGACCTTCGGCGTACCGGGACTCACAAGACTGTAATGGCTGGTGGCTCTGGAAAATCACCGGGCGGCGCCGCTGCTGGCGCCGCTGCCGGTTCATGGCTGGGCCCGCTCGGATCAATCGGCGGGGCACTCCTCGGCGGTATCTTCTCCGCTCGAGGCCAAGACCGGGCTAACAAAGCAAACGCCGCTGAAGCCGCCCGCAACCGCGCGTTCCAAGAACGAATGTCGAACACCGCCATTCAACGGCGCATGGCTGACATGCGCAAAGGCGGTCTCAATCCTATCCTCGCCGGAAAATTCGACGCATCGACACCCGCCGGAAACATGGCTCGCATGGAATCCGTAGGCGGGGCTGGCGTCGCAGGCGCCGAAAAAGGCGCCAACACCGGCAAAACAATCAACTTACTGAAAGTCCAAAAACAAAACATCCTCGCGGACACTGCTCTAAAATATAATCAGGCCGCAACACAACAATCTCTTGAGGGCGTCTACGAAGCCCAATCAACGGCAACTACAACCGGTATCCCCGGCATCACTTCCGCAAACCAAAAAATGAAAGCCGACGCCCAAATCGCAACCTTACGTATTCCGGGCGTCAAAACCGAAGAGGCTTTCTATTCAATGATAAACAAAATGACCGTCGCCGAAGCATATAAAACGCTCGGCAAATTTGGCCCCATGGCCATCACCCTTCTGAAAGGCTATCTAGCCGTCAACAGGAAATCAGGACCATAATCATGTCACTCAACGGACCTCTCCAACAAGTAAAACGCTACACCGATGGGCGCACCAAGCAATGCTTCAAAGAAGAGTGCGACATCGGAAAAATAATGGCCCGCGCTGAAAAAGCCGGGACCATTTCACATCTCGACAAATATGAGGGCGTGTATGGAGACTTCTCCGACTACGACTTCTTCACTCAAGAGCAAAAAATGGCAGAAGGTCAACAAATCTTCGCCGACCTCCCGGCAGAAATACGCCGGGAATTTGCTCAATCTCCGGGGGCGTTCTTCGCATACGTCAACGACCCGGAGAACAAAAACAAACTCCGGGAAATCTTGCCGGCCTTGGCAGCACCCGGCACTCAACTGGTCGACGTCGTACCACCGGACGCCGACACAGAGGCCGCACAAGCGGCCGCAGCGGCTCCTGCCGCAATAACCCCCGCTGCTCCTGCAGCGGCACCTGTGGCGCCGCAGGCGGCCACACAACCACCTGCAGGCTAGTCCCTGCAGCAGTACAGCACCCACTTGACTCTGTACTGGCGCAATGGTCTACCCATTCGCCAAAAACAAGGGAGCGAAGCGACCTAAACGGGGTACATTTAGCTATGTGCCCCGTAAACGGGCAGAGCCCGTAAAAATGAGGCCAGGGCGGCATGAGGTTACCGAAAGCGCAGCGATCAGGGACCGAACCGCCCTAGCCGAATCAAAAAAAACAAAATAAACAAAAAATACAGAAAAACTGTATACTCGGGTCAAAGACGCATCGACCACAGGAAACGCCTCATGTTCCTATCAATCAAACTTAAGTACGTCCTGTACTTCCTTATCTTAGCGGTCCTCTTTCCGCTCTTGATGGGCTGCTCCGTCACGTCACTGCAATGTGGCACCGACGGAGATAGCTCTTACGTTAATCTCAACAGCACACCAAGCACAATCTCACAAAACTCTCGGAACCTCGCCGAACTATGCTCGTTCGGCTTCTCTCAGGAGAAAACATAATGCGTCGACGCATGTCTCGCAAATCTTCACGCAAAAACTTCAAACGCAATTCTCGAGTCCACCCGGCAAATCGCCGCACTAATCAACGAGGCGGCTACCGCCTCTAATCATGGCGTGTTACACGCCGCTCAAAGGCTATAAGGACATAATCTCTGGTGGACTTACCTTCGATAAAAGCAAATCTCACTCGCCACTGGAAGTGGCTTGTGGCCAGTGCATCGGTTGTCGTACTGATCACCGTATCATGTGGACAATCCGCATCATACATGAAGCCCATCTGCACGATGGCGACCACGGTAATCAGTGGCTTACTCTTACGTACCGGGACAGGGGAACCTGCACCGACGAACAACTCAAATCTGGACACTACATCCCCGCTGACTACTCTCTCCGTCCCTCGGACGTCTCAAAATTCATTCGCGCTCTGCGCCAACAAAATAAGGATCACAAAATCCGTTACTTCTACTGTGGGGAATACGGCGAGCTCGGCCGTCCCCACTATCACCTCTGTCTCTTTAATCACCAATTTAATGATCTTCAACTCTTTAAGGACGAGGAAGGACTCTATACTCACACAAGCCCGGCACTGGAAAAACTCTGGCCGCATGGCTTCTCAACTATCTCCGACCTCAATTACAATACTGCTGCATACACTGCAGGCTACGTCTTTGCCAAAATTACCGGCAAAAAAGCACGCGATCATTATCTGCGTTGCGACGAATACGGCGTGGCCTACTGGCTACAACCTGAATTCATCAGAATGTCTACTGGCAACAAGAAACCTCCCTGCGGCCTAGGCGCAGGCTTCTATGAAAAATACAAAGATGATATCTTCCCATCTGATGAAACCCCAGTACCCGGCAAGGGAACTGTTCAGCTCGTCCCCCGCTACTATCAAAACATACTCAAATCGCAAGATCCGAGCCAACTTGAATTGGTTAAGGATCTGCGGCAAATGTTCCGCAAAAACCACCTCGAGGACTTTAGTCCGGCGAGACTTCACGACAAACACATCTGCGCGAAAGCGCGACACAATCTAAAGAGGACGCTTCAATGACACTTCCAAAAACACGGTATCCGACAAAAAAATATATGGAGACCGAAGACAACCGTAATCGGTGTCTCTGGTTCTATACCAATTCGATGAAACTTCGCGCGGACCGCAACAATCAAACAATCAAAATCCGTAAAATTCGCAACGGCTGTCACTATGTCGAGATCACATCATGAAAGTACAACTCTACGCAATCTTCGACACCTGTTCAGGCATTTACGAAAAACCCTTCATCTCGACTGCAGACGACGTTGTAAAACGTCAATTTCAAGACCTTGCTATTGCTGCAGACTCTCCCGTATCCAAACACCCCGAGCACTATTCCCTCTGGCGCCTCGGCAACTTCGACGACAACACCGGCAAAATAATTGACGAAAAAAACGAGTGCCTATGGACGGCACTCGAGGCTATCTCTCAATCACAAATCGTTGCACCTGACAACGTCACTAACATATCCCCGGGCGGCACCGCATGAAATCTCAACACAATTTCTCTCAAACACCGAGCGTGTCTATACCACGCTCAACCTTCAATCTCTCACATGGCCATAAGGCCACGTTCGATGCAGACAAACTTGTTCCAATCTGTCAACCGATCGATGTAATACCGGGAGACACTTTCCGGTGTAATACGTCATTCTTTATGCGTCTCGCAACACCACTGGCGCCCATAATTGACAACCTCTATTTCGAAACCTTCGCGTTCTTCGTGCCGTACCGCACAATCTGGGTTAACCACGAAAAATTTCACGGCGCACAAGACAGTCCCGGCGATTCAATCGCTTTCACAATCCCTTTAATGGCAGCCGCCTCGGCCGGGCGTACCGGCGTCGGCGCTGCGTGGGACATGTTCGGCTTGCCGCCGCTGGCAATACCGGACGACGTGCCGGTCTCGGCCCTGCCATTCAGGGCTCTAGCAAAAATATATAATGACTGGTTTCGGTCTGCGACCTTACAAAATTCAATCGCAGAAAACACGGGCAATGGGCCCGACACTTTCCAATCAGGGAACACACCGACGGCAGGTAACATCGCCGACCAACTATTCGTACGCGGCAAGCGTTTCGACTATTTCACTTCGCAATTACCGGCGCCCCAACGTGGTACAGGCGTTAGCTTACCGTTGGGCTCTACAGCCGACATCTTCACCGCCGCCGGTCTTACTGATAATCCCGGCATCTGGTCTGTCGAGGAAGCCGCATGGCATCTACTGGACTCCGGCGGAACACAAATCGACATCTCATCAACAACTACCAACGCCGAACAAGAAAAAATGTATGCGGACTTAACAACCGCAACCTCTGCATCTGTCAATGACATCCGTCTGGCCTTCGCAACACAACACGTCCTCGAGCGCGACGCTCGAGCGGGCACTCGCTACGTCGAATCACTCAAAGCCCGTTGGGGCGTTACCTCACCCGATTTTCGGCTGCAACGCGCTGAAATACTCGGAATGGGAAGCACCCAAGTAAACATCACACCGGTACAACAACAATCTGCTCAAACAACACCCGTGGCCGACGACAAACTCGGCAATCTTGCCGCTTACGGCACCGCCGCTGGCTCACATTCATGGTCCAAATCCTTTGTCGAACACGGCGTCATAATCATGCTCGGCAACCTTCGCGGCGACATCTCCTATTCTCAAGGCGTCGACCGCTACTGGAGTAAAACAACCCGCTACGATTTCGTATATCCCGAGCTCGTAAATATCGGCGAGCAAGCAACGCTCAACTCCGAAATCTGGATAACTGGAACGGGTACTCCTGCAACCGATGATCTCGTTTTCGGCTACACAGGCCGATACGATGAACATCGCTTCCTCTCGAGCAAACTTACCGGCCTTATGAGGCCCGCCTCATCTGGCGGCGTTACGCTAACCGGTACACTCGCCTCATGGCACCTCTCGGAAGACTTTGCATCACTTCCGGCG